ATAGTTTGGCGGCAGCAGCAGATGGAACCACCTTACCGATCTGCTGCGCGTATTCCTCCATGCTGATCTTGCCATCGTCAGTTGATGCTTTCATCTGGTCAACGATGCGGCCAGCCTCTGACGCTGACAATCCATATCCGTTCAGGATGGAAGTAGCGGCATCGGCAACTGTCGTGATGTCAGTGAATCCACCAACCGCGCCGAGTGTTGATGCTTTTAAGATCGAAATGATGTCACTTGTCTTTGTGAATCCAGCTTGCAGCACATCGTATGCAGCTGCTGTTGATTCTGTAGATCCAGCTAGGTAGTTCTGTTCGCGCACAAGTGCAACAATTTGGCTTTGTAGCGCAGCGCTGTCATCAGTCATCACACGCAGCCGCCTGCTCTGTGCCTCAAGCTCGCGAGCACTAGCGACGCTTTGTGTGGTCAATCCAGCGCCGAGAGTCAGCGCTGCGCCAGCTGCGATGCCTCCAGGTCCACCTGAGAATGCGAGCGTGCCAGCTGCTGCGCCCACCGCAGACTGCAGGCCGCCCCCGGTCGCCAATGCGCCGGCGGCGCCACCTAGCGCCTCGCGTCCCATCCCACGACGCGCTGCCTGTTCCTGTGTCCCGTTAAGACGCTTCAACGCAGCATCAAGCTCCTTGATGCGATCGGTCGCAGTCTTGTACGCCGGTGCCGCAGGGTTCACGGCTACGCGCAACGCTTCCCATGCCGTACGCTGACGCTGCAGGCTGCCGATGCTGCCATTGCTGGCGCCCTCCAGCCTCTTGATCTCAGCAAAGATGCCAGCAAGCGCGCCGCGTGGCTTCTCCACTGATCCGCTAAGTTCCTTCAGCTTGCCATCAAGCTGCTCTACCTTTGCCGATGCACTGGCGAATGTAGAGCTTGCAGGGTTGACGATGTTACGCAGCTCAGACCATGCAGCGCGCTGTTGCTGCAAACTACTGATGCTGCCATTGCTCTCTGCCGTCAACTTCTCAATACGGCTGAACAGATCAGCGATTGCATTGCCCGCCTGCTTCGGTGATTGCGTCAGCTGCTTGATCTCATCATCTAGCTTGCTGATTGCATTCTTCGCCGTTTCGTACGCTGGCGCTGCAGGGTTGACGGCTAGTCTGATTGCGTCCCATGCGGCACGTTGCTGGTTCAGGCTGCCGATGCTGCCATTGCTGGCCTTCTGTACCCGGTCAAGCTCCATAAACAGCTTGGCCAGTGCTCCGGTTGTGCGGTTAGCGGCATCAGCCTGCTGAGCCAGTCCAGCGCGTGCCTCTGCGCTATATCCGGCCATCGGCGCGCCGATCGCCTGACCTGTGCGGGCCACCTCGTATGCGCCAAGGCGACGGGCGCCGCCACCGATGCCCTCAGCGCTCACGGCCCCTCTGAACGCCGTCTGGCCAGCGGCTGGCAACGCCAGCACAGCCGATGGCGCAAACGCAGCTGCGGCACGCTGCCTGAAGCGTTCCTGTCGCGCTTCCTCTCGCGCTAAGCGCTCCTGATTACGACGCACAGACCCTGCAATCTGACGTTCTGCCCTCTGCTGATCTGCTGTTATTCTGCGCTGAGCGGATTCGGCCTTCACTTCAGCCGTCAACTTGCGCTGCAGATCTAGTCGGTCGCGGGCAACCTGAACCTGCGATTTCATTATGTCGGTGAAAGCACTTTGATATCCGCGTGCGGTCTCTAATAGTCGATTCTGCTCCGCTTGAATTCCTGCAATCTCACGCTCAGCGACTGCCACCGTATTAGCCGCACGGCGTGCCTCTGCACTGCCAGGTGCGGCCTCTCCAAGACGTTGCAAACCACCCTGCCGCAACTCCTCTAATGCACCCTTGCGGAATGCCGGACTTACAACAATCTTCGATGTTTCCTCCAGCATCCGCTGCACTTCATCGCTGACGCCCTTGTATCCAATCCTCAAATCATTCTGCAGTGCCTTGATCTTTGGCGCCGCTACTGAATAGATCGACGCAAAGGCAAGTGACGCAACTCCAGCAGCTGCTGCTGCTTCAGGCCCGATTGATTGGATCGCATGAGTAACAGCCTGGAACGGTGCCGACAGATCAGCAAGCTGCGCCTGAGTTGATGCGATCTTGCCCGCGAAATCAGCAATCGCATCAGCTGATTGCATGATTGGCCCTGACATCTTCTCGCCAACCATCGGCGTCATCCGCACGAAGTTGGCCAGCGCATCAACGCCAGCCTGCACCTGGCTCATCCCTGATGCCAAGCCGCCGAGCGCCGCGCCTGCACCTGCTGCAGCGCCACCGGCAAGGCCAGCAGTCGCCAGTCCCTCGCCAGCCAGTACGACACGCCCTGGCATCGACTGCGCAAGCTGTCGCCTCAGCTGCAGTAGGTTGCGCGCACCAGATGTAGCGGCGCTGCCGATCCCTCCAGGGATGTTCAGACCCTTACTGAGGTCCAGTGATGCGGCCTTCGCCTTGAGATCATCAATCTGACGGCCGATGTTCTGATACTCTGTGCTCCCTTTGCGTAGGTTGCTCTGCAGGTTCTGCAGTTCCTTCACTTGCGCCTGAATCGCCTTTGAGCCGTTGTTGATCGACTTGCCCGCCGCATCCTGCCCTGCAGCCATTTCACGTGCAGCGCCGGCTGATCCCTTTGCCGTTGCACTCAGCCTTTCAATGTCTGCGGTCAGTTGGTTGTAGACGTCTCCATTGATCTCAGCTTGGCTGCGCAGTGTCTTGAGCGCTTCCGCTTGCTGTGCCAGTGACCTTTCAGTTTGCTTGCTAGCAGCTCCAACCTGCAGCACCTCATCGCGCAGCTGCGACAATGCCGCATCAGTTGGCTGCAGGCTGCTTTGCAGATCCTTGATCTGTCGCGCACTCTTCGCCACAGATCCGGTCAGACCATCCAATGCTCCCGCGGCATTGCTGCGCAGTTGCGACACGGCGCCACTGAGCTGAGCCGACTCCTGCTGAACGTTCTGCAGTGCATCAGCGCTGTTGCGTGATGCGCCGGCAAGATCCTGCAGCGCTGCCGCTTGCCCTTTGATGCCGCCAATAACCTTACCGCTGCCCTGCGCCAGGCGCTCGGCATCAGCCGTCAAGCCCTGCACAACGACAGCCTGGCCCTTGACTGCTGCTGCCGTCTTGGCCGTCTCCTGCCCGACTTGACGTTGCGCAGCGGTCAACACCTGCAGCGCTGTCGTCTGCGCTCTCACGCCGCCAGATGCCCGCGTCGTCTCCTGCGTCAGACGTGCTGATTCCGTGCTCAGCTGCTGCAGGCTTGCCTTGCTATCACGCGACGCTGCACCGGTCGCCGTCAGATTATCAGTGAGCGCCTTGAACTCATTCAGGCCTTGAACCTTGGCGACGACGCGCAATGCTGTCTCAAGATTGAAGGCCATCTGGCTCAGTCCTTCTGCCGTGCTCTGTACTCTAAGACAGCCGCTTCCATCGTCTGTAGGTCTTCCAACAGTTCGCGCTGATCCTTGACCTCGTATAGCTCAAACAGCCAACGCAGAACCGTGTAGTCAAGGCCGATGGCGCCGGCCATGCTCACGCGCCATTGCGTACTGATCCGTGTCCACATTGTGATGGCTTCCCAGTTCTCAGGGAACACCTCAAAGTGATCAGGTTTTTCGTCATCCTCAAAAACAACACCCAGGACGGCTGCGTCATCCTGAGTGTCGTCAATTACGCTGCCACCTGCCCAATGCTCGGCGGCATCAATCAGTTTTTTCGCTTCGCCTTGCTCAGACTGTCAAGCCATGCGCCAACGATCGCAGCAGCAACAAGCGGCACCTTCAACAGGTTTGCTCGCGCCTTCTCGCTGTAGGGAATCTCAGCGCCTTTGTCATCGGTGATGCCGGACCATCCAACAAGGATTTCATTGCATAGTCCGTCATCGTCCAACTCATCGGCCTTGATTCGATCCCACACCTCACGAATTCGATCCTGCGGCAGACGCTTAAACTGTGCGTCAAACGTCTGCCGATCAAATCGACCGCCATCAACTGGGAACTCAACCGCAACCGGCCAGCTGTAGCTTTGCGATTGCGAGATGACGAATGCCATAGGAATCAGGTAAAGGCGAGGCTGAACTCATCATTGCCGGCAGTGGTCGGAAGCGCAACGTAGGGAATGTTGAGCATCTGAACGCCGTCCGACTCAGAATAGGTCGGCTGGCCCACGTCCGACTGGGGCGATGTGAACGTAACACGGTTGCCGGCTGTCGTGCCATGCAGGAACGACAGGCTGCCGGTTGATGTGCCAAGCGCATCGGTAAAGAAGTTCTTGGCGGCCATCGTCGGGGCCTCGATCACGCACGTGCCAGCAGGTCGGCGATCGGTGATCAGCACCTGCTTGGTGCAGCCGATCAGCTCGCGATAGACCACCTCATTAGCGAGGTTCATGTCAACCGACATCAGGCACCCGCTGTAGCCCATGAAGCTGAACGCGCTGGTGTTGCCATCGCGGAAGATCAGAGGCGTTGCCTGGTTCGCGTAGGTGACCGATGGCTGCGCTGTATCGGTCGGAGTGTTGAAGATGCCGGTCATCTCGAACTGCAGCGTCGGGATCTGACCCAGTTGGCAGTTCATGGTGAACGTGCCACGAGCGCCGGTCAGCAGATGCTGCACGCCGTCGATGTTGTAGGCGATGGTGCAGCTGCTAAAGCTGGCGCTGACCGGTGCGTAAGTAACGCTGGTGCTGGCAACGATAGTGGCCGACATGCCACAGGCCTTCAGCAGCGCGTCATAGCGCGGCGCAGTGCCGGCGGTGCCGGAGCCTGCCAGTTCAACCTCACAGGTGACGCGTGCGCGAGGATTGGCCAGCAGCTGATCACTGTTGCCCAGGTAAGGGCGGATCAGGTCACGGCTGACCACATCGCTCTCAAGCGGTGTGATCTCCAGATTGCGCACCAATACAGCATCGCTACCCGTGGGGCTGGCGCTGGTGCCGTAGGTCGTCTCAGTCTTCGCCAGGATCAGGCTCTTGCGTCTCAGGAGCGGCATTGCTCAATTCCTCGATTGTGGTGAGGGGTTGGGCCGGCTCTGTCCGCTCAATGAGCTTCCGGCTGCCGGTTTTCGGATCCAGCAGATAGGTTCCGCCGTGCCCGTGGTATGCGTCCATCATCTTAGCCATAACTCAGGAAGTGAGATTTGCCAGCTGGGTGCGATACATCACACGATAGTCGCATGCGATCTCGCCAGCGGGGCCGTCAGCCTCAACGAAGTTGAAGCGTGTCGGTAGTGGCAAGATGTCGATAGCACGCCCGCCGATGGTTGGATCAGCCATCAGCTTACTGTGCATGTCTTCAATGATTGGATCAGCAAGCTGATCAGGCGTGTTGCCGCGGACAATGATTGTGAACCGAACTCTTAGCGTCCAGTCAATCGTTGCTAGGTGTGTTTGCAACGCGGGCTCATCAATGACCGGTTCGATGACGATGGCAGGGCTTTCCTGTCGAGCGATCGGCTCAACGCGACTGCGGTAGATCCTGGTACCAACGCCAACGGTGCCGGTGAGGCTACTGCGCAATGCAGCGAGGATGGTCTCTCGTTTGGTGGTCATTGCTGCAGCTCCAAACAATCAAGCGGCCACCAGCCGGTGCCGCCTTCATCGTATTGGATGAGAGCACAGCCAACCTCGTGGTCGATGTCGATGATGACGGCGCCTGTGGTGGCGCGGTCTTCAATGCGGTTGACGCGATCGTTGATGTTCATGATGACGTCATCACGCGGTTGCCGGTGCCGACGGCTGCGACAGCAACCAACAAGCCAAGTTCAGCAACCCAACAGACGCTAGTCCAGTTGTTATCAACAGCGCTTGTTCTCGTTGTCCATGTGATGCCATCAGGTGATGTCATCACACGGTTGCCGGTGCCGTCATTTGCGACCGCAACAAGCAAGCCAAGTTCGGGCGACCAGCAGACGCTATACCAGCCAATGTCCGCAGCGCTTGTTCTCGTTGTCCATGTGATGCCATCAGGTGATGTCATCACACGGTTGCCGGTGCCGCTGCTTGCAACAGCAACAAGCAGTCCAAGCTCAGGAGCCCAGCAAACGCTACGCCATAAGATATTCGCAGCATTTGTCCTTGTTGTCCAGTTAATGCCATCCGGTGACGTCATCACTAGGTTGCCGGCACCAAGCAAGCCGACAGCAACAAGCAACCCAAGTTCAGGAGCCCAGCAAACGCCAGTCCATAAGATGTCCGCAGCGCTTGTTCTTGTTGTCCAAGTAATACCATCCGGTGAAGTCATCACACGGTTGCCGGTGCCATTAGTGGCGACTGCAACAAGCAACCCAAGCTCAGGAGCCCAGCAGACGCTTTGCCAGTTATTGTTCGCAGCACTTGTTTGCGTTGTCCAAGTAATACCATCCGGTGAAGTCATCACACGGTTGCCGGTGCCGCTAGTGGCGACTGCAACAAGCAACCCAAGCTCAGGAGCCCAGCAGACGCTTTGCCAGTTATTGTTCGCAGCACTTGTTTGCGTTGTCCAAGTAATACCATCCGGTGAAGTCATCACACGGTTGCCGGTGCCGCTAGTGGCGACTGCAACAAGCAACCCAAGCTCAGGAGCCCAGCAGACGCTTTGCCAGTTATTATCCTCAGCGCTTCTTCTTGTTGTCCACACCGCACCCGTCGTCGGTGCTGCCGTACCACCCCAGCTCAGTACCTGTGGGTACACCGTGCCAAGCGTGTTGTCTGACTGCGTGCGGCGACGGTCGAAAATGTCATCACCCCACTGCGGTGGAGTGAATAAAGCATTGCCACTCGGCCAGCCTCTGATGCTGTCGTAGCCCATTAGGTCAGATCACCACCAAGCGCAAAGACGTTGGTGCTTTGCGCGATCGTCGTCGTGAATCCCACGCGATGCGCTGAACTCGCCAGCAGCAGGTTCGCATAGGTGCGGCTCGTGCGGTTTGATGCCACAGTCGTTGACACGGTTGCAGCACTCACCGTGATGGAATCAAAGACACGCCAAGTAGTGCCGGAGTCAGTCGTCAGGAACAGATTGACCTGTGCTGCTGCGGATGTCGCTGCCAGCTTTACAACCAGTTCCAGCACCCTTGTGCCGCCTGTTGCACCTTGGATCACTTCAGTGATCGTACCGGTGCCATCAATCGCGGTGTTCGCCGTTGCCGTGTTGGCATGAGCAATTCGCGGAGTGTTGATGAACTGAGGAGTAGTTGCCATGGATTACACGAATTGGGTTGCAAGGTACAGGTCGGCGCCGACTGATGAGCCACCACCACCACCACCGGACGCAGTAGCCCACGACAGAACGCCAGACCCATTCGTGCTGAGAACCTGGCCGTTCGTGCCATCAGCAGCTGGCAACGTCCATACGCGGTTTGATGTGATCGCTGCAGGCGCCTTAAACCCAACGTAAGCTGAAGAATCGGCATCAGCCAATCGCAGCTCACGCTGAGCATTTAATACAACGTCAGTCTCAAATACGCGTGCCATCAGCCAAGCACCACAACGCGGTAAGCGTTACTGGCCGGGGCCGTGGCAAACACCACAGTCACAGTCGTAGTGCTAGGCCTGTAAACGTCAACCTCAACGTCATCATAATTCCCGGAGTTCGGGAACACCCTTACAATCACATCTCGCGTATTCAAGCTGTGCGTCAGCGTGTAACTTGTAGCGCTGCCATCGCCAACACTGGCAGAATACTTACGCAACCGGCCGGACCAATTCGCCAGCTTCGCCGATGTGACAATTCGCGCATCATCAGTACCAGCGTCAACCTCAGCCTGCGTTGCAATCTCAGCAATGCCTGCAGTGCTCTCGCTGGCAGCCGGTGCAGCAGTGCCAAACGATGACCAGATAACATTGCTGCTATCAATCGTACCGTTGACTTGCGTTTGACGGAATGATGCACCGGCGTCTGTGCCCTCTTCAACAGTGACAACCGCCTGCTCCAGCTCAGCGAATGTGCTGGCATCCAGCGCACGCGTCATCGCGACCGCTGCACCGTTCCAGATGTAAATGCCGTTCTGCGATTGCGTGGTCTGATTGCGCACCAGCACACGATCACTCGTGGCCATCGTGACGCCATCAATCGTGCTGCCAGGGCTGCTTAGGTTGATGTCGCTCTGCGTCGCAACCCTGCAGCTATCTTTCCACGCCAACCCTTCAACAACAGAGTCAACGTACCCCTTGCTTGCAGCATCACCACTGCTGGTAGGCGTCGGCAGGTTGATAACCTTAGACGTGCTCTGAAAGTCGTAGTCAGTGAGAATCCGCCGTGCCATCAGATCAACCTCGCAAAGCCTGTGATCGGTACTGTAAACAGAATAACGGTTTGATTCACGCTCGGATGCGTCACGTCAGCATCCACCTCTTGGCTGCCAGCATCAAACACCTCCACGCTTGGCACATAGCCCAGGTTATGGTTGATCGTCCATGTCGCAGATGCGACTGACTGCGTGTGCACATAGGCCGTTGTGCCGCCACCGCTATCAGGGCCATCGACCCATTGCGTGCCGTCGTACTTCAGCACTTCGCCCGTTGTCGGGCTCACCAGGTCAACATCAGACAGATCATCAAGCCCGAACTCCCGCGGATCCTGCCCAGGTGCAGAACTCTCAGGCGCCAACCGCGTCAGCATCAGTTCGGTAAACTGGCCATCATCAATCTTCAACGCCTCACGCACTTGATAGTTGACGCCATCAACCGTGACACCAGCGCCATAAAGCAAACCACCGAATACAGACGTCCGCACGGTCAATCTGTAGTCAGTGGTAACAACCATGCCGTCTGCAATCACCTGCCCTGGCATGTCAAGGATGCCGCGTCCTGTCGTTGCGCCGCTGCTCACCACAACGCCGAAATCATCCAGAAACAGATCCAGGTTCTCATCAATCACGGCAGCTCCAGCAGATGAAAGGCGCCAACCCGTAAGCTGGCGCCACCCTCATCAGAGGTACTTAGCCGATGCAAGCGCCGTCACCGAAGCGGCGCCGGTGCCGGTGCCACCTGTCACGGTGAACAGCACTCGCACATAGCGACGCAGGATGTCGCTGTTCAGCGTCACGCTGGCAAATCCAGCAGTGTTGGCAGCAGCAGCAGTGAAGCCGCCACCGGTCACATCCTCGAAATCGCCCGACGTAGTGGTGTTGCTGTGTTGCACCTTGGCAGTCAGCGTCACACCGCTACCAGCGGCAGCGTGAGCCAGGGTGAACACCACATCGCCCTCGTACGACAGCAGATCGGTGGTCGCCACGTTGCCGGCGCCAGTGCTGGCAACAACAGCAGGAGTGTGGAGCTGAAGACCTGTGGTCTTCCCGCCCAAGTTCTGAATGGTCATGACTGGTCCTCAGTGGAAGGTTGAACAACTGACTTGCCGCGACCCTTGACGGGTGCAGGAGCCGCAACAGGAATAGGAGCTGGCGCCTCAGCTGGCGTCGCCAGCTTCATGCTCACCAGCAGCTTTGCATCAGTGCTGCTGACCTCGATGGGAGCCTCACCAGGCTGGTGAGGCTCGCCCGCGATCATGCACGCTGTATGCAGGATCACGTAGGCCATCAGGAGCCCTTCGAGAACGACGCAGCGCGACGGCACACCCAGTCGATGTCCTGCATCACTGTGTAGATCACCTGACCCTTAGCAGACTGGGTGTAGGGATCAACGACGATATCCAATCCGCTCCATGTCGTCAGGATCAGATCAGAGAACACGCCGTAAAACACGTCGTTGGTTTGCACCTGGTTCGACATAATCACCGGGTAACGGCCGATGTTGCCGGCGTCGTTGATGATGTAGTCAGAACCGGCGGCAGATGCGCGCAGGGTCTGCTCACAGCCCGACATCGTAATGCCGTTCATCACATAGCGGCTGTTCGCCACATTGACGTTGGCGGCATACGCAGAACCGCGCAGGTTCACGTAATCGGCCCAGTCGCCAGTATCGTGAGTGCCGCCGCCGAGGCTGGCGGGATAGGTCAGCGATGCGCCGCCGCCCAGGGTGACGGAGCCAATGCCGGTGACATTGCTGAGGCCGAGCGGCTGGCCGTTGCTGCCAGAGCCGTACAGACCAGCAGCATCAACGCCGAGGCCCAGAGTCTCGGCCATGTCGGACCGGATCAGGGTGTCGATGTCGGGTGTGGTCTGAATCAGTGCGCGGCGGCTCACCGGCACACGCACGCCGATGGTCTTCGGAGTGCTGGAGATCAGGCCGAAGGTGACCTCAGATGCGGTCAGATCCACATCCTCGCCGACCCAGTAGTGCTGGCTCGCGGCCGTCTTCCGCGGAATGTCAACATTGCCGGTCAGACCGGTAATCATCGTGATGCCAGATTGCATCAGCGCAGATTGATTGCGCAGCAGGTCGATAAAGCTGCCGGCCAGCAGTTCGGTGCCAACGAGAGCGCCGCCCTGGCTGAAGTTGCCAACAGTCTGACCACGCTTGGCGACCATCCAATCGAACGGCACCAGGGCGCCATTAGCGCTACGGCCCTCGTGCTGCTCAGTGGCGCGGCTCACCTCCAGCTCAAAGCCGGCGGCATCACGAGCCGCAGCATTGGTCGGATCGGCCAGGTAGCGCATCAGCTTGGTGATGCTGTAGCGGCTCAGATCGCGCTGGTCAAGGCCAACTAGGGCGTCAGACTCAACGTGCAGGCCGCCGGACTGCAGCTCACGCGAGCGCTTGCCCAGCTTGTCCAGCACAGCGGCGCGGGCCTCATCAATCGAACGGCCACCGCTGATCAGATCAGAGGCAAGATCAGTCATGCCGTGCTTCTCACACAGGTTGTTGATGCCGGTGATGCGGTCGCGCTCAGCCGTTGCGGCCTCGGACCGAATCACCTCAGGATCGGGGTGGTTCATGGTTTGCTCCATCGTCTCAGGCTGAGCCGATTGTTCCTTGATCATAATAGGTTCCATGGGTGTTGATACCTCAAGAGAACGTCCCAAGCCGACGCTGTCGTCAGCTGGGATACTCACCAGACTGACCTCCAGAGGGGTCCATTTGGTGACCAGCACTTCTCCATCGCCGCGATCAACTGCCTCGTTGATCTCATAGGCAAAGCTCACTTTGCTGAGAATCCCATCCTCAACGTCCTGCCGCTTCTCAACCGCTGCAGCATTGCGTGCCCAGCGGATGCCAGTCTTGCCGCGACGGTCGCTGTCGATTGATGCCTTCTCAACGACGCCTAGCACAACGTCGCGGTCGTGATTCCACAGGAAGGGAGCACCAGAGTTCAGCCGACTCAGATCAGCGGCACCCTGTTCGTGGCTGAGCACTTCGCGGCCAAACCAACGATCAACAGGCTGTTCACTGCTAAAGCTGAACTCCATCCGATCAGCGTCAGCTGGCAGCGCTGAAAGGTTGGCGGTTAGTTCGCGCTTCTGAATCACACCATCACGGAACCTTTCACGCAGGTCTAGACCGCGCAACGTGCGCCCTTCGATCTCACCGTCAGATGGTGACTGATCTTGTGCGGCCAGTTTCGACTCTGGGATGATCCAAAACTTGCAGACACCTTCAGGCGCAATCTCGCCCTCTACGATCTCGCACGCTGCAGGCCCGGCATAGAAGGCGCAGTTCGCGCACTTCATGCCCTGCGATGCGAACGGGCTTTCAGGCATGTAATGCGCACCGTGCGCGCCAGTGCCTTGATTGAAGGCGCCAAGCTCATCTGCGATCTCCTCCAGCGCTTCATAGATCGCAGCCTGCCCGGCTGACATCTCAGAGGTCAGCTCACGCTTAGCCTTCTGGCCTGTCGCCTCCTCAAACTCAATGGCGGTGTGATCGTGATCGGTGAGCCACTGCCGCGCCTCTGCTGGCGTGAACCGCTCGGCATCAAACCGCACAGCCTGCAGCTCAACCACCTCCTCACCATCAGACGACTTAACGCCATAGATGAAGTCAACACCTGGCCCGCCTTCATCGTTGACGCGACGGAAACGCTCATACTGCGCCGGATCCCTCAGCCGCGCAGCGTGCTCATTTGGATAAGGCCGTTGTTCGTCAGTCATCGCGACAGTTTGCTCTGTGTCAATGCTACGGCCATCTTCTGCCTTGATTGCCCTTGCCTTGGCTGTTGACCAGCTTTGGCCGGCATCACCTCCCCACGCAGCCCACGCCACACGACCAGGTGAAGGGTAGCCATCTTCTCCAGGGCTGAATCCTTGACCTTGCTTGTCCACTTCATGCCGCGCAAACCATGCGGCCATCGTGATCACAACATCCTCTGACAGTGCATCGCCTGACAGAATCTGCGTTGCACGTCGCGCTGCTACAGCAGTGCCGCCACGGCGACCCTCTGCCTTCCAGTCGCGGTAACGCTGCGCTTCCTCGCGCATCCCATCCGTTGGCATCAAATCAGGCATCAGGATCACCTCCGCTGACGATCTCGGCAGCTGTCATTGTCACACCGTACTGTGACTCTAGCTGTTTCTCCATCGCCTTGTCTCTCAAAATCTGCTCATAATCGCGCCCCAGCGATGCGCAAATCTTCAGCTTGCTATTGTATCCCTGCTGTTCTTCAATCACATTAGCCTCAGCCTCTTTCTTTGGATCAACCCATGCCCATCCACGTGCTTGCCAGTTGACCGCATCAAAATAGCGATCAGGTCTCACCTCAAAGTCTGGAATCCGCACAGCGCCAGCCAATACAGCAAGCGGCAACCATTCCTCAAATACTCTCTGGTGCAGCTGTTCAATCAAAACTTCCTGCAGCACGCGCCAGTGGTCCTGATCCTGCAGATACTCCTGCCGCTGGCTTGAATAGCTGGCTTGGCTTGCGTCACGGCTGATCGCCGCGTAGCTGATGCCAACACCAGCGGCCATGCGGCGTACCTTCTGCCGAACGAACATGTCAAGCTGCGCATCAGGCGCGTTCATCTGCGGAATGTCTACACTCTCACCGGGCCGCAGATACTTAAAAACGCCAGGCTCAAAGTCACTCACGCGCTGGCCATCTTGCACGTCATCGCCGAGCAATTCACCCTCGGGACTTGTGATAAAGCCCATCTGACTAGCAGCAGCACGGGCGCGTATCACAGCCGCCTCCTCATATCCGTCCAACTGATGCGCATCTGTCATCACCGGCGCGAAGATCGGCACGCCTCTTGTCTGCCCAGGTCTATCAGCAAGGTAACCATGAATCATATCTGCGGCCGGAATGATCTCATGGCGCCGCTGGCCAATACTCAGCCCAGTTGTCAGATAATCGCCCGGATGTGATGTCAACACCGCATAATTAACAGCACGCCCCCAGCGGTCAATCTCAATGCCCATCCGCCAGCGGTTGCTAGGCGACTGCAGCGCACCTTGATAATCAAGGTCCAACTGATCCGCTTCGATTGCCTCCAGCGCGATCGGAATACGATTGCCGCGGCCGAACGGTTGCCGCACAATCCGAATCAAATACTCACCAGCATCAGCCCAGCTACCGGCCGCCATTCGTTGGAATCCAACAAACGACATCTGGCCGCGCACATCACAAACATCAGCGCGACACCATCGACGCCATGCAATCTCAACCTCATTGTTGACGCGTTCATCCATTCCGCCACCACGTAGCCGCGGAACACGCATCTGCAACACCATGCCATGCGGTCCGACGACATTCGTATAAATCAGTCGCTTGATCTGCGCGAAGTATGGCGTATCGCGCAGCATCTGACGGCTGCGATCACGCAACCGTGGCAGACTGCCCTGAATCTCAGCGTCGGCACTTGTGCCGGCCGTGATCCAATCAGACGTCAGACGACCACCGCGAGCGCCTGCATACTGCCTCGACTGCGCCTTGCCAAAGCCGAGGAATCCCTTAATCCGTTGCCGCAGTCCCATTAGCTGAACCTCACAAACAGGTTGTAGGGATTGCCGCGGCCGTTCGCAATGCTCTCAGCCGCTTCCTCTCTCACCACATCAGCTTTTAGCTTTGCCTCAAGCTGCAGCAGTTCGCTTAGGTCATACTTCTTCAGGCTACGCGTACCGATGCGATACTCCTGCACTGCTCCGCCTGTCATCAGAGCACGGATCGCAGCCTGACACGCTTCTAGGTCTTTCCGCGCTTGGCTCCTGCCGTCAACCGCACTAGGCGTGCCGGTGTAAAACAAGTTCGGCTCAACCTCAAAGCTGCCAGATCCGAGCGTATACTTCTCGGCTCCCTTGCTCGCTACCGCCTGCCAGTAGCCCACGTCATCCTCGTGGAAGCCGCCGGTCGTAGCAGCGCTCAGCGTGAACTCCCACCCGTCACCATACGCCGTGCCAACCGCCGTGGCGCCATGGTTGTTGCGGTTGAACCGGATGTAATACGTCAGCGCCCACCCGCTGCCGCTGCTAATCGGATTCCCAAACGGATCAGCCGCAGCGTCATCACGCCACTTGACCGTATCGCCGACCCTGATCACCTCCGGGATGTTCACGCTCTCACCAGGATGTTGTGAAGTTGCGCCGTGGCGCGGGTTGCCTTGATCTTAGCGCTGGTCTCGCCTCTCGTTTCGCCTCTGGCTGCTCACCGTCAGCGTCAGCAACAGCAGATGGCAGTTCAGGTTTCTTCAGCCGATCCTCCATCTGCTGCCAATACGTCTCTGCGTTGTATCGCCGGCGATGCAACAGCAGTACCGCATACGCATATACCAAACAGTCAAGCTGCTCATTCCTCTTGCCAGCAGGACAGAACCACTCACGAACAAGACCACCCTGTCGGTCATGTCGCGTTCTCATCTTCTCAGCCGTCAACTGCGCAAAAAACGTCTCATCAGCAGCCTCGCCGAACCTAAACGATCCAGGTCCGTCCTTCTGATGCCGCAACCTTCCCATCAACGTAGTTTTTGCTGTGTCTGTCCCGATCTGATACAACGTCACACCACGCTTGATAGTTCGGCCGGCAGCGTTCACATCTTGCTTGGAACCTTTGCCAATCACAGCCACACCGCGACGACTTGAACCCTTCAATGCAACAACACCCTCGCTTGCATGTTCTCGACAATATCTATACACCTCATGCGTACAATGACCACCTGAGTCAATCCCAACCATCACAACCGGGACCACAGTCCCATCCGCTCGCCGCCACTCGCTACGCCTCACCGTATCCAGCTGCTGCCATACCTCAGGAGCCGTCGGATCACCCATGATCTCAGCTTGCCATACCAGCGCCGCACTCTCGCCTACATCCCATGACCACAACGCGAGCGCTAGTCGATTGTCCTGCACATCAACGCCCATCGTCAGCACAACACCAGCCGGCACAACACCAGGCGCATAATCCTCACGACGCGCCATCAAACCCTCAGCGCTCATCGCCGCCGCATAATCCTCCTCAAAGGTCTCGCCCAGTGTTGTATTGATAAACGTCTGCAGCTGTATTCGATTACCTCTGACCTCCAGAAACTCACGCGCCAGATCAGCCCAGCTAGCGTTAGGGCTGTAGCTATACGCCGCCCAAATGTGATACCCAATCAGACCAGGTTTGATTGATGTCGCAGTTGCACGCCACTGCCCGCGCTCTACCATCTCACGCTTGCGCACGTGCTCAATTAAATCCTTGCAGTTCTCGCACTCATATCTCGTATTCTCAGGTTGCCCCTCTTTGTACCCTACAAACTGCTGCCAACGGAAATACTGCATGTGCCCGCAATGCGGACACGGCACGAAATAGCGCCGTTGATCCGTCTTCTCAAACCACGATTCAATCCTGCTCAGCCCCTTTGTCGTAGGCGTTGAGCCAAGCACAATCTTTCGATTCCAGTAATACTCAGATCGCTTCATGCCTAGCTTGATCTGGTCACCCTCAGGTGTTGACGGAGGATAACCATCCGGCTCATCAAACAACACCACACGACGACTCACACGCCGAAATCCACGCGCAGAATTGGCACCAACCATCTGCAACGTTCCACCTGGAAACTGCTTCGCCAAAATCGTATTGCTCCCATCCTTCGCTTTCGGATCACTCACAAGCGACCGCAATACAGGCGTATCACGCACCATCGGCGCGATCTCATCCTTGCTATACCCCTCCGCATCTTCCACCGTAGGCTGCACCAACATAATCGGACATGGATCCTGATGAATGTGGTACCCAATCAAGTTGTTAAGGCACTTCGTAAAACCAACACGCGCACTCTTCATAACAACCACCATCTCAACCGTTGGATCGGTGAAGCTATCCAATATCTCACGCTGATACGGCAACGTGTGCCATCGTCCAGCAGTTGCAGACGACTCAGCGCTTAGCCGCGCATATTCATCACTCCACTCACTCAATCTCAGCCGCGGCGGTGGTCGCCACAGCTCCAGCGCGCTACTCAGCAGCGTCATTAGACACCTCCTCCAATGCGTCACGGATCAACACCGTGATCACTTCGATCTCGTCAAGCGTCAAATGAGGAATCCTCTCCTTAGCCTTGCTTGGCACACCCAGTAGCGCAGTCTTCACAATCGCCACAGACTGACCCCACGCCTTCTCAACCTCCACTCGCTCCACAAGCTCGCCCTCCCTCTGGCGCCTGTCCATCTGCGCCATCAGCGCCAGCTGGTGCTCTCTCAGTGCTCTACTCGTGTTGTAGTCCGGTGGCTCATCATCATCCACACGAGGAGGCGAATCCGACGATGCACGGACACGCTCTCGGCGCTTCTGATCAATCGCCTGCCGCGTGCCAATGACAGCCTCAAACTCCTCAATCAGCAGATCACGCCTCACGCCCTTTGCCTTGCCGTCTCCATCAACAACAGAAGACAGCGGCAGCCGCCCCCTCTCGATCAGATACTTAAGGGCCTGGTAGCTGTAGCTCCTCCCCTGATGACTCGCGATCAGCTGAGCGCCCTGCGCAACGCTAATCACCTCATCAGACGGCATTCACACCCTTAGCAATTCTTGGACCACTCTAAGGTGCCTTAGCACCCCTTAGATCCCCTTAGAGGGGAGGGGCTTATTGCGAACGCGCATTGCAGCCCTAAGGTTATTGATTCTCAATGCCAAGC